TCCCTCAATGGACAGATGACTGGGCTGTATGTGCGGTTGACATACCAGATGCAGCTTGTCATTGGTATGTTGCAAATGCCGACAACACATTCGGTGAAGGATTTGACTGGGAAAACGCACCTTGGTTTGATGCCAACGGTTTAAATGATGTCGCTCCTATACAGGCATCAACAGTATTAGAAAAGTTACAAGATGTTGGTTGACTAAATAATTTGAGATCGTAACACAATTATGGCTACCGAAACAAAGAAAGAAGAAAAACCAAAAGGTTTTTTAGGGAAGCTAAAAGATAAAGTAGATGATAAAGAAGAACAGATAGAGATACTGTCAATCTTTGTAAGACTTGGCATTCTGATATGGGCAGGCGGAATATTAACATTAAATTACGTCACGATTCCTGGCTGGGAACAAGATAAGATAGACCCCACATTCATAGCGTCAGTTTTCACAGGAGTGGTGGCCACTTTCGGCGTTCAAGCGGGTGGTAAAAAGAAAGGTAGTGCAGATGGTGGAAGTGCAAATATATCCAAAAAAGATATGGAGTTCTTGATTGCAAAAGCAGCAGAAACTGCACCAGCACAAATAGTTCGTATTGAACAAGGGCCAGTTAAAATTATCCCTGACATAAAATGAACAAGTGGATAGGAATTAGTTTAGGAACTTTATTAGGTATATCACATATTGGTATGATAGGTTATGTTGCTAACAGTAATAAAAGTGGATTACCATCATTAGATATTCCTGTGGGAGATTATACATCTTATCAAGCAGAAGTTAATAAAGAAGGATATCGAATCAGTTATAAATCAAATGATCCTAAGACAATGTATATCACCAAAGACCTCAAGAAGAAGGGTGGTTTCTTAGGACTAGCAAATAATACAGAGAAAGTTGTTGAAGAGTATGTCATGGATGGTTCAACAAACCAAGGTGGGCCAGTATCTAATCATAGATCTTGGTTAGATTCAAAAACACAAACATTGGAGGGTGATATAAATTCTTCCAAAAGTGAAGCATGCATTAAGGCAATCGGAGGTGCAGAGGGAACTGGTCGTTTAGTTGGCACGAGTGTTGGTGCTGCAGCTGCCCCTGCTGTTAGTAGTATTCCATTTGTAGGTTGGGTCGCTGCTGGTTGGATAGCAATGTTTGGTGGTAATCAAGGTGCAGAGATTGGTGGTAATATGGCTGAGGAGTTGAATAAAAACTGTTGATGAAGTATCACCTATACGATGAACATGAAAGACATCAAGGGAGATTTAATTCTGTTTATGAATTAAGAAAATTTTTGTGTGACAGAAAGTATGATATAAGTTGTGATGCAGATTTATCATGCACGTTTGACTACATTAAACACATAAAATGGCACTTTGAAATCGAAGAATGATGTTAGGGAGTCCACATATTTGATGCGTAATTATACCTAGTGTGTTATTATAAATAATAATGTACTGGAGTTGAAACTATCATGTCCCACTACACACTAAGTTGGCACGACCAAAAAAATGAACACCATGAAATTGGTGAATATGCTGAAGACGCCTTTGAAGCAGTAAGACACGCAAGAGAGGATGTTCCGTATCTACAGGAACATCCTTTTTCTTTGGAATCAATTAAGGAGATTAAATGAAACAATTAAACTCAGCTGTCCTTAACGTCACTGTTGCGATACTTGATTTCTTATATCGCAATCGACCAGCCCAAAGATTCTGGGTTCTAGAAGTAATCGCACGAGCGCCATACTTTGCGTTCATAAGTGTATTACATTTAAGAGAATCTCTTGGCCTGCGTGGTGAGGAACATATATACTTGATGAAGGAACATTTCTATCAGGCATTAAATGAAACGGAACACTTGGAAGAGATGGAGACTAGGGAGGGCAATAAATACTGGATTGATCGGTTCTTTGCCAAACATCTTGTTATACTTTATTATTGGATCATGGTTGGGTATTATGTTCTTGATCCTCTTGACGCTTATGATATCAACATGAAGATTGAAAAACATGCATATGAAACTTACATCAAGTATCTTTCATATCATCCAGAGGATAAGAGAATAGCAGAGATAGCAGAAGATGAACTTGAACATGCTAGAGAATTACAACACGCAATGACAATGATTACATTATGACCACTAAAGCAAAAACATTATTAAAGGTAGGAATACCACTCGTGATAGTTATTCAATTGATTTCAATTACTTTTTTATTAGGAAAGATAAGTAGAGATAAAGCATTCTCATGTAAAACTGCCAGAGAGTATTTGGTATGCAGACAAATAGAACTACCATGACAAAGACAGCTTCCTATCACATTTACATTGAAGACAAATGCCTTTTCAAAAATTTAAATGAAGAGGAGTTTGATTTAATATGGGATAAGATATACAGATCCTACTGGAGAGAGGACTTAACATACTCCGTTTGTTTTGGAGACCACATATCTGATTTAGAGCCATCTTTTTAATCAATATATAGTATATACTTATTACATATATTAGTTTATGTTATCTACAAAATATCGTCTGAGATTGGAATCAATCTGTAAAGACATTGCTTCTGGAACTGAAGTGACCCTAGAAGATATGATATGGGCAAATAAATTAGCAAAGGCTAATACAAGTGCAAGAGGTATGATGAGTCAAGCAAGAAGACTTGCAACAGATGAGGATGGTTCTTGTTTAAAGTATTTGGACATTGGAGATCCTAAGTCAAATAAAAAAGGTTTTAATGGTGCGGATGATATAGCAGATTGGTTTAAGAATGATAAATCAGATGACTGGAGGCAAAGAGACTAATGAACGGACGACTAGACAAAGTAGCAATGACCAACAGGTTAATGCAACTCAAAAGAGAACTACACTACAAGTGTGAGATTGGAGAGAAAGGTAAATGGGAATGTATAGGAGCGAATGAGTACCTTAATAGATGCTTTGATGTACTTGACGAGTATTGGCAATGAATATGGGAATAAAAGCATCAGACAAACTACCTTATGACCAGTGGTTCGATGAGAACCCTCTTAAGGATACTAAATACATAGAGAAGGCAGAATATGAAAAGTGTGATATATCAATACATAAACAGATGTATGATTTTGCAACAGCAGCAATCAACAAATTGGGAGGATCTGAAGAATGCCAGCAGTTACAAGAGTAGGGGACAGTGAAGTATCTCATTGCTCAGGTATGGTACGAGCCGCTGGTAGCGGTAATGTATTTTGCAACGGTATCTCAGTGAGTCGTCAAGGAGATAAAAATACGACTCATAAGTTCCCTGCAGGTGATAAATGTCCTCCACATGCTACAAGTATAAGCAGTGGTAGTTCCTCGGTCTTTGTAAATAGCAAAGGATGTGGTAGAATAGGGGACCCAACGTGTACATCTGTATCTGGTGGGAGTGCAAACGTTTTTGCAGGAGGTTAAAATGTCAGGAGATTACGAAACACACAACGATAGGCAACCAAAAATTACCTATACTCCAAGAGAAATGACAACTTATCACATTTATTTAAATGAAAGGTGTCTATTTAAAAATCTGAACCAAGAAGAATTTGATCTTATTTGGGATAAGATATACCGTTCTTACTTTAGAGAAGAACTTACGTATGCAGAATGCATAGACGATACATGTTTAGTAGGTCTGTCTGAGGAACACAGTTATTAACAAACTCTTTTTGTAATGATTCAAGTTATTAATGATTATTTGAAACCAGAAGAACTGAAGGTTATACACGATTTGATGTATGAACCTGGTTTTTGGTCGTATGATCCCTTTAAAGTCCGCTATAACGATATAGAAGAGGATGATTTAAGGGATGGTCAGTTCAACCATGGGTTCTATAATAGTGCAACGCTGCACCAATCGGAGCATTTAGAGAAATTATTCCCTATTTTGTGGCGAGCGAAACCTTTAGCGATCTACAGAATAAAGGCAAACCTCGAAAAATACGGTGGAACTGAAGCTTTAGAGAGTGAATGGCACTGGGATTGGCAGAATGATGAAAAAATCCCCTGTAAGAATATGCAAACTGCTATATTTTACGTAAATAGCAACAACGGATACACAGAATTTGAGACAGGAGAGTGCATACACTCGCTTGCTAACCGTATGGTGCTGTTTCCAAGCAATATAAAGCACAGAGGAGTTACTCAAACCAATGCAAAAGAGCGTTTTGTGATTAATTTCAACTGGTTTATACCAGAGCTTGACAAACCCTAGAGTGTTTGCTATACTATATACGTTGAGTTGATCGCTCAACACGGGAGTGACTGAATAAACTTACTGGCATACTGCTGGTTAAGGTGATGAGACAGAGGTGGTGCTCGCTGTCAGAAATGGCAGAACTATCTTACCAGATAGGTCTTAGGCAAAAAGGTATTTACACTGTAGTAATGCCCCTTTTTTGTTGGTACACAGGAATCCAACCTCCCACCTCACCACACACAAGAAAAATATCTTTCCTTATTTTCGATTATGGCAGTTAGAACTAAGATGGGTGGATTCGGAACTACTCTTGTAGTAGAGAAGAATCAGAAAAAGACCAGTCAGGGCACAAGTAAAAACACAAAATATAGTGCAACTAGTAGAAACAAACGGAAAAAGAGGTATCGAGGACAAGGAAGGAACTAACAGAGGGTCATTAGACCCTCTTTTTTTATGCTTATAGATAGTGTTAGCGTAAAATAATGAAAAAATGACAATCAGAGTCGATAAAAGTGAAGAATTTGTCAAATCTGGCAGAAAATTGATCAGTGAATACCCTTCACAACCCCCTAAAAAGGAAAAAAGGGAAGAATCTGAGAAACCATGATATATAAAAGGTAAAGTTCGTTAAAAAATGGCGACTGTCTCTAAAAAATTCGTTGATTTAAACCCTAATTTTGAGAAAAATCCCCTTACTAAGGATTTACCACTGCTGAAGAACGCTGAAGCGATCAAATTTGCAGTAAAAAACATCGTAATGACCACTAGAGGTGATAGAGCGTTTCGTCCATACTTTGGAAGCACTGTTGTTGGGTCATTATTTGAGAATGTTACTCCTGCAACAGCAGATGATATCAGAATTGCTATAGAAGATGCATTAAATGCATATGAACCAAGGATAAAACTGCTTGATGTTAGGGTTCGAGATAATATTGATAGGAATGCATTGGATGTAAGAATATATTATAGGATTATAGGAATTCCTTTAGATCCACAATCGCTTAATTTAATACTAGAAAGAGTATAATGGCTTTTAATCAAGTAACTAATCTCGACTTTGAAGAGGTAAAAACAAGTTTGAAGGAGTTCATGAGATCTTCTGATACTTTCAGTGACTATAACTTTGAAGGATCGGTATTATCACAGTTATTGGATGTATTATCCTATAACACCTATTACAGTGCCTTGAACGCCAACCTGGTGGCGAATGAGGTCTTTTTTGATAGTGCCTCTATAAGAGAGAATGTAGTATCACTTGCTAAGTTAGTTGGATATACCCCAAGGTCTGCAAAAGCAGCAAAAGCAACCATTACGATGGATTTTGTCGTAACACCTGCACAGTCATCACTTACCTTGAAGAAAGGAACTGCCTTTATTGGTAAAAATGGTGATGGAACTTTTATTTTCAGTGTTTTAGCAGATGTTACTAGAGAATCCTATATTGATGGTAATGGAATTCGTCGTGTTACCTTTACAGACATCGACATTTACCAAGGAAACCTATTAAACCTTAATTATGCAGTAGATACATCTACAAAACAGTCATTTATCATTCCTAGTGCTGATGCAGATGTTGATTTACTTACAGTTATAGTAGATCACTTTGATACCAGTGTTCCATTGTCATATAGACCAGTAAAAGACATTACTGAGATCTCTGCAACTGATAGAGTTTACTTTGTACAGGAAAATAAGAGTGAACAGTTTGAGATTATATTTGGAGACGGAGTATTTGGACGTAAGATACAAAATGGTGATAGTATTGCTATTGAATACCTTAACTGCAACAAAGCATTAGCAAATGAGTGCAGTAGTTTTGAATTTGTAGGTACTATTGTAAGCGGAAGCACAACAATTACGGATTTACAACCAACAATTACCGTAACTACTAATTCTTTTGGCGGTGCTGATCCAGAAGA